TCAAGTGCAGCCCGAATATCATTTTGAATACTAGCCATAGATATTCCTTATCTTTGTAAATACGTAGTATCCATCACGGAACCACTTCTCTCCATACTCTACATCTTCAGCGTGTGGCGAAGAGTTCCGAAGCGTTATCGTGTCAGTTCTTTCTAGGTCTTTAATCCTAGAGACATCTTCCATCAAGTTGTCGTAACCTTCGTCACGTTTACCCTGTAAGCTGGCTCCTTTGGGTAAGTTATCTGAAGACTTACCTCTTGGACGACCAGCACCGACCGAATATGAGAAAGAGGTAACATATGCACCCGTTTCAACAGGGGAGTAGTCTACAGCAGTTCTTGCTATGTCTTGCAGCCGTTCCTTAACAGTAGAAAGTGCAAGGCTGTCTAAATGCTTTAGTTTGTTGTAAAAGGACTTGTTTACGGCAATCCCAGATTCTTTCATGCCTATTCCCCTACGTTGCAGATATAACCTATAGCAGTACCAGCGGAAAAGATCGACATAACAGAGGTAATCTTTACAGTATCACCACTGCCAACTATAAGGTCATCAAAGTCAGGGATAGCAGCTAGACCTAATGCTGAGATAACACACTTGCGAGTTCCACGTACAACTTCATCATTACCAGCAGGAACACCTACGTTATAGTTGTAGAGGTAAGCTGTGACAGTGTAGTCAGTTGTAGCTGAACCATCTACTGCACCTGTGGCTGGGTTATATGTGCCACCAGTAGTAACCTTGCGTAAAGTCAGGCTTTCACCGTAGTCTTTAATTAGGTTAAGCAGATCAAAGGAGCGAAATGACATATCTTACTCCTCTATTCGTATTCAGGTGTTTGGTAGCTCGGTGGGTTCTTAAAGCGATCCCTACGGAAGGAACCTTCGATACGGTTAGTGTTAGCTCTGACAGCATTGACACCACTAATGGTAGTACCGCCAGCTAAGACACCTACAGCAGCACCAGAGGTCTTACCTTGGTACTCTAGGTTATCTGCCAGTGTCTTATACTGCTTGGCTAGATCTGAGTAATCAGCACTTAGAGCGCCACTGAGTTGTGTAGTTACTTGTCGGGAGTATTTAGATGCGATAACACGAGCGACCCAAGCACCAGAGTAATATACGTTATTGCCATTTTCGGATAGGGCAAACGTAACTTCTTCGTTCTGAACCTGTTGATCAACTGTATCAGTATCGCCAACTAGAAGTCGTACTGTGTTGAGACGACCAGAAGCCGTGGTGGTATCCAAGTCTGTAGGATCGTAAGACCATGCCATGTAAGTCGTCTCCTGAGTTATTAGTCTGCGAGAACTTTGTCTCTTATCGTGTAGAAGTCTTCTGTAATCCAACGGTTAGCATTAAGGAAGCGTCTGATAAGGCCACGTTGTTTGTCGTCAACCCTAGACTTCTTACACTTCTTAGCTTCAAACTCTGAACTACTAGAGGTTCTACTCTTAACCTCTACGTTTAGCAGGTTCACTAGGCTTTCTAGTTCCTTGCCAGCTAGTTCAGACAGTCGATCTCCAACTTTAGTCTGAACCTCTAATTCTCTATTGTGGTACAAATAACCAGAGGTGTACAGTGAAGCTACTTTATCTTGCTCCAGATTTCTCTCTGCCCAGTTAAAGTGATCTCCACGTTTCCAATTCTTGCCATTAGCAGAAAGAGGCATTTTAATAAATACAGGCCAATCGACCTGCCAACCCAAGTATGTGGGGTGCATAGGGACTCTCCATTATATGAATACTGTTATGTTCTTTTATATTTGGGTGAAACCCCAAGCCTAAGCTCAGGGTTTCCCGTTAGTGTAGTAAGTCTAGCTTACTGTACGATTGCTGAGAAGAAGTAACCCAAGTCAGCACCAACGACTTTCATGTCGTAGGCCATCTTAACTTGGATATGCTCTGCAACTTGCTGACGCTTAAGAGCATCATCAGAGTATGATTCAACAGTGACACCTAAGTTATTAGTGCCGGGAACATTGTTCCAAGCGAATGTCAAACCAGCAGCAGGGGTCATAAGACCAGCGGTGCGAGGTGTGTGAACCAAGAGTGCGTTCTTACCACCGATGAAGGCAGAAGACTCTGCAAGACCTTCAGCAGCAGTGTTCTCAACAGCTTCCATGACAAGGAAGTTTTCCATGCCAAAGATTTCTGCCAGTTTACCGTCTGTGATCAATGCAGGGTTGTTGATAGTAGAACCACCATTCAAACGTGCAAGGATATCAGGGTGGTTAACCAAGATGTCACGAACTTCTTTGCCAACAACCATTGTGTTTGGCTTGAAGCCACCAGAGGTCAACTGCATAGTACGAGCGCCAGTGGTAACATCTGAGATTGGTGTAGAGTTAGTGTAATCATTCCAGTAAACTGGAACACCAACACCGTTAGCCGCACCAGCAACACTGGTTGTCCAAACACCATTGACAAAGAATGTAGAAGCGAACTGCTTCTCACGGTGGATCAATAGGCGGTTAGTTAGTGTTTGCGCTCCAGCGGAACGGATTTCTAGCATAGCATCTTCGTTAGCAAGAGTTTGCTCATCGAAGTCCATACCCAGACCATAAACGTCTGCAAAGTAAGATGAATTAGACAGCTTCTGCCCAATACGGTTAACTTCAGTACGAGGGGCCAATTTCTTTACATCGCCTGAGCGATTCATGTTGGCACGATCATACTCGTAGTATTTGTCTGACTGACGCTGTACACCCACAGTTGGGAATACTTTATCAGCAACAAAAGTTGCTTGGTCTTGTACATAGGCCAGCGTCAAGTTTGACAACGGCTGGTCGATATGTACGCTTGATGGTGTTAATAGTGGCATTACATTTTCCTTTAATTAGCTATTAAGCGTGAGCATTAGCTGCTAAGATCAACTCGATTGCGATAACTTGACCAGTTACACCAGCTTCATAGGCACGGCCTACAATGATGTCACCAGAAGCAGCGTTTACAGCTTTACCAGCAGCGTCGATACCAACGTCATCAGCTATAGTTACTGTGCCACCGCACAATACCATAACCTTGCCTGAGTGTGTGATTGTACAAGCATTGCCAGAAGCGGCTCCTACTTCGATAACACCAATAGTTCCTTCACCATCTCCAGCTACAACAGCTTTTGCTGCTGCGTCCATCTTAGCAAATAAGAACTGAGAACCGCTAAGGTCAGCACCAGCGATTAGAGTGCGGTTGTCGCGTGATTGCGTTACAGCCATGATTATTCCCCTTTGTAGGATTTATTGATGAGTGTCCTGCCTTCATCGGTCTTAGCTACAGCAGCATAAGCCTTGGCGAAATCACTCTTTTTCAGTTGGTTGTCGTCCATGTAGGACTTTACGAGAGCATCTAGTTTATCGGCAGAGGTAGCGAACTCGCCATCTACATCGGACTTACCAAATTCTTGCATGGAAGCGGCAAAAGCAGCATCAGCAGCCTTCAACATTACCATAATTGCATCATCTTCTGAGAATGACTTCAGAAGTGTCTTAGCTGCACCAGCTTCAAAGTGCGGCAGAACTTCGCCAGCACTCTTAGTAAGCTCAATGTCAGCTTTCTCTAGTTCATGTTCACGCTTGGCTACAGCAGCAGCTTCAAGTGCTTTAAGGACTGGGGCTGGGATGTCGCTCTTAACAACCATCTCACCGTCAATGTCCATCATTTCCTCTTCCGCTTTCTTTTCGATAGAGTCGGCACGGATAACGTAACCAGCTTCAATCAAACCCTTGCGGAGATGTTGGTTCTCAGTAGAAAGACGTTCAACGTCAGCCTTGAGGGCCTCTACGTCAAGCTCAGGGGCTTCAACAGCTTCAACTTCTGAGGCAGCTTTCTCAGCAACCTCTTCAGCAGCTTCATCAGCCTTTTCCATGTACATATCGAGAGCTTTCATAGCCTCTCCACGACCACAGCCTTTGTCTTCCATGTACGCCTTGACCTTGGCTTCCATTTCTTCACTCATTTTAGTAATTTCCTCTTTGGAATTGTCACGCTTGAAGAGGCTAACCATTGCCTGAGCATTGGCAGGACGATCCACAAGGGAAAGTTCTTCAAGGTGCAAGTTTTTCAGGAGATTAGGCAAGTTAGATTTCCTCCTTAATAGCACGTCCACCTATAGAGAACGCAGCGAGTTCACCAGATTTGACCATAGCCCAGACAGCATCATCGAATACTTTGTATGCGACTACCCATCCTTCACGGTCAGATTGGATACCAAGAGCATCACCAATTTCTTTAGTGATAGGAAGGGAATGTACAACGACACCCACCTGTTCTCCAACGTGCATAGCCTTACCAACTCGCACATGCTCCATAAATTCATTAACGGCTTTGACAAGAGTGCCAGCCTCAATAACATCCCCTTGGCGGTCAACTACAGCTTCACCGTTCTCGGTTACTACTGAGGCCCAACCATAGACCATACGTTGTTCTTCGTCAGTCTTGAGGATCTTACCTTCGATATTTGCTTTAGTCATGTCACTGACAGAAGTGTCTGCTTCCCACATACGGCAAGACCAATAACCAGCAGTTGTCTTATCTTTCTTTGTATCACAAGAGTGCCTAGAGCGGAAATTGGCACGAGCCTTTGGATCATCCCTACGAATTTCCATATTCGGGTCACCAAAAGTAACTCTCTTTATTCTATCGCCATCCTTAACGAATACTTCAAACTTCTTGTTACCACCATCTGTACGTCTGGGCTTATTTAGAGTAACACTTTCACCTTGGTAGTCAGCCTTGTGAAACTCAGTCTTAAGTACCTCTGCTACAATAGCCCTGAGAGCCTCTATACGATCAACTGAGGGCTGTTCTTCGACTTCAGTAGGCTCTTTGTCCTCATAGTAGTCTAAGTAAGCCTCATGGCTTTCTGCTGGCATGTACACAGCTTGTCCATCGTGGCTATAAACATGAGTAACTCCGTCAAGGCCCATATCAATAGAGCGAGACACAGCTTCTGGCAGCGTAGTAAATACATCGTTGGCATATTTCATCTTAAGAATATCCATTGTGCTTTTCTTTAGCGTTGATATTTTGTGTCCTACCATTGTCCCTGTAGGTTTACCCTCATTATCAATAATCTCAATACGAGCAGCAGGGTCTTCTTTTGTGCCTGTTATTTTAACGGGTATGTTTGGGACTTTACCTTCTCGAACTACCTGACGTATAATTCCTCTGGCAGTTCCACCAGAAGAGTTCCAAGATACTTTAGATCCAACTTTCATTTTAAATAAACCCTATGTGTCATTCTTTATTAGGACACCTTGAAACGATGCTCCTAATGCAGTGTTAGTTGTATCTGTAGAAGCTCTACACTCTAAGTCAGTCTTTTCAGCAAATGCCTGTGGGTACTTAAATGTCTGTATCAGTTGGTTGCTCTGTAAGACTTGGATAAACCTAGTCCTAAATACGTTAGAACCAAACTCTCGACTTACGAACTTACAGGTAACTAACTTGTTGGCTTGAGATACAGCGGCAGTAAAGTTTATTTCATCTACATACAGAGTATGTCCAGCAGGTACTGTGTAGGCGGCTATCTGAGTTTGATTGCCTAGTGATAGACTGGCATAGATTGATGTGTTTGGTACTCCACCTGTAGCTCCAGAAGAACCAATGTAAATTGTACCAGCAGCACTACCACCTGACCCAGCAAGTGTAACAAAGGCCCTATAAATTCTAAGGTAAGACAACTGAGATGTGATCTGAGCCTGACCGTTAAGTGTTATAGTCTCTTCTACCTCTGCGTAGTTCTCATCTAGACCTTGGATCAAGATAGTCCTAGCTCCAGTTCCTGTACCTGAGTCATTTGCACTTGAGCTACTTACGAAGACTGTTAGTTCACCTGCAAACCAAGGGTAGTTACCACCCTGTCCCCAGACTGTCTCCTCTGCACCATCTACGTCTGGGTTATAACCGAACTTATAAAGAGTCCTATAACCCTTAGCGTGACCTCTGGAGATAGCTAGATCAGTATGATCGTATATACGTTTGGGCCAACCACCGAACATCTGCTGTACTACCTCTTCATATATTGCGTTAGGATCTCTTGCGTCTTCTACATCAGGTCTACCCGTTAGGATGTTTCTTGCACCAAGGACGTTATTCTGGGATATTGCTGTTGGATTAACTTCTGGTACACCAGTGACGATAGGCTCTGCTGTACTTACTTCATCCTCAATCATTGTGATCGTGGGTACTATAGGAGCACCAGTGACAATCACGTTAGCATCTAGGTCGTGGTCTTGCGTAAGAGCAGTTGCTAGAACTACAACATTACCAGTAAGTATGCTGTCAGAGCTTAGATCGTGGTCTTGTACGATAGCTGTAGTGGAAAATGCTGGTTGACCTGTGACTATATTATCTGAGCTTAAGTCTTGATCTTGGGCAATAGCGGTAGTAGAGATTAAAGGCTGACCAGTTACGATGGAAATTACGTTTGTAACATGGTTTTGAGTTATTGCAGTAGTTTGTATTACTGGAGCATCAGTAGAAAAGCCGTTAGCACCAATAAAGTCTTCGTTGATTAAAGGCTCACTGGCTTCGGTGAGGATTAAACTACTGTCTTCTTGTAAGATCCTGCTGGTCATGGCCCATAACCCTTATTATGCAGGATCAGGGATACCGATAGTAAACGATCCTAGTGAGAAGGTGTTTCCAGAGGACACTACTTGACTTGCAGTCAGAGAACCAGTTGCTAGAAGGCGGCTGTTTACGGTATCTACAATAGCGTAGTGGGTTGCTGTACCGTTACCTGTAACTGAACCGTCACTGATAGCTGCTGCGGTTACTTCACGTCCACCGCCAGTCCTGTCTGCGGGGGCTGCAACGGAAAGGCTGGTGCTATTCCCAAGAGCGTAGGTAGAGTTACCTTCTGCGTAAGTAGTTGCCTCTTGAGATGTAATCAGAAGTTTATTTGCTTCTGTATCAAGAACTGTAAGACCATTGTCAAACACACGGTTGTTTAAAGATGCCATTATGCTTCTTCCTCGTTTGTAGTAGAACGACCAACTTCAGGGTCATACTCCAAGTCAGCTATGTCCATAAGGTCTTTAACAACCTCTGGGTGCGAGGAGACATCAATGTTAGCGCCATTCAAGTTACGCAGGAAGGCTGCAACCTCACGAAGATCATGTGGAGCAACATCACCAGATACAATCGTTGGCATTAGGTCATAATTCAGACCGTTCAACTGCCAGAGACGCTCGACCAACTGTTTGTTGAGAACATCAACGATAGCTTGGATATAACTCTCAAGCGCACGGAGGAACAGGTCTGTCTTCGACTTGGACAGGGCGTAGGAGCCACCGGAGGAACCAAGCAGAAGAAACTCAGATAATACAGAACGAGCAATGTCATGCTGGTAACGACTAACGATAGGGTTTATGTCTATGTTACGTTTACCATTGGATGCCATAAGCTCAATGTCTACTAATCTAGTGGAGGAAGGCGCTCCATCTTTATCGGGGTAGGTATCGGATGGCAGTACAATGTAACCTTGCTCGTTGAATTTAACGTCTCGTAGGATCTGCTGCAAGTCTCTGACGAATCCTGTCTGAG